AATACAAAAGCAAACAATTAACCAGGCAACAAAAGATTAATCAAGGGTTAATAAAAGAGCCTAAGTTAGTCACTTGCAGATTAAAGAAACAGAAAGTTTACAAAGGTAAAGTGGCTTGTATTTATCAGGGTGCTAACAGAACATTTGAACTGTCATTTCAAGATGTAAGGATTGGCTGTGTGAAAAATTTTAAGTGTGAATTAAATCCAAATGGATCAGAGCCATCAATAGATAAAGTAATGGAAAGTTTGAGAAGTATAGCAAAATGACAGCCTTTATGTTGGCCTGTTACATGAATGGTGTTGTGCAGGGTTCTATATATTTTAAGTCAGTTAATGACTGTACGTTCTATCAAAAAAACCTTAGTAATCAAGAGTTTATCTTTGGTTCTGAATCTAAAAAATACGATTGTATGTGCAAGTTAGTGCCATCAATTAATCCAGATAAAGTAAAGGTTTATTAGTGATTTCTATAGTTACAAATATAGATGATTATGTGAGGGCTTGGGTAGCTAAAAGAATAGGTATTACAGGTTTCGGCCCATCAACAGCAATAGGTGTTCAAAGAGATGGTCAGTTAGTAGCAGGGGCAGTATTTCACGATTATCGAGATGGTCAGATCGAGGCTTCTATAGCTTCTGACTCCCCCAGATGGGCTACTCGGTCTGTCCTATTTTCTTTGTTTGCTTATCCATTTAATCAATGTGATGCGAACAGATTATTGGTTACCTGTGATGAAAGTAACGACAAGGCTATGAAGATGAATAAACAGCTAGGATTTACTCCAGAGGGTATTTTAAGGCAAATGTACTATCCCAACGATGCGATTGTTTGGGGCATGTTAAAAGACGAATGTAAATGGATAACTAAGAAGGAAACAGAACATGGGAAAGTCAAGTCCACAAAATCCTCCAACACCTGATCCTAATGAGTTAATTAATGCTCAAGCTAATGCTAATAGGATAAATCAGTTTACACCTTATGGTAATTTACTATTTGGATCAGTAGGCGATCAAGGTCAGTTTGTGCAAGGAGCAGTACCAGAAGATGGTCAGTCAGCAGCCTTTACACAAGAAACACCTTTTCAGACACAGATGAGGGCAGCCACAGAAGGTACTGGTTTAGGTCTAGGTAATACGGCTTTTGGTAGAGTTACAGGTCAAACAGTTATAGGTCAAAATCCTGATGGCTCACCTATCTATCAAGATGACCCTGACTTTCAAAATCCATTTAGAACAGCCCCAACATTATCAGGTGTATCAGCAGCACAGGACATCGATCCTACACAACTCGGTAATTTACAGAACTTTAATCAAAATATTGCTAGTAATGTTGCCTTGCCGACAGGTCTAAGCAATGAGGGTCTAACTGCCTTACAATCTGATCCAGAAGCCTTTAGAGGTACTATTGAACAAAGTTTATTTGATAGACAACTTGGATTGTTACAGCCAGAACTTACAAGGCAAAGAGAAGAATTAGAAAGTAATCTTATTAATCGTGGCATACCTATTACATCTGATCCATACAATTCAGCCGTTAATAGATTAGAGTCACAGCAAGGTGAACAACTACAAAGATTAGCCCAACAAGCTACACTAGCAGCAGGTCAAGAGTCTGATAGATTAGTAAATCAAGCTAGACAGAACAGGGCTATGGAGTTCGGAGAAAGAGCAGCCACAGGTGAGTTTGGTTTAGCAGCAAATCAAGCTAGTTTTGGTCAGAACGCAGCTAATGTTCAGTTGCAAAATGCAGCAAGACAACAACAGATAGCCGATCAGCTACTATCTAACCAGGTGGCACAACAGCAAAGAAGTAGAGAAATAGCAGAAAGAAATGCACTAAGAGGTCAGAACTTTAATGAGTTAGCAGCCTTGTTAGGTGGCCCACAAATACAACAGGCTAGTTTCTTTGCACCAGGATCAATAGATACTCAAGGTGCATTTGCAGCCCAACAAGCAGCACAACAAAATGCTTTCAATCAGGCAATGGGTAACAGACAAGCTAATCTAGGTGGTTTATTTGGATTGGCAGGAAATCTTGGATCAGCATACTTACTTTCATAGGATAAAAAATGGCAATAAACAGATCAATGATGGGCTTACCTAATAGCCCTAGTTTTAGATATAAAGCACTAAACCCTGCTTACCAATCTGATCCTAGACGTATATTAGGACAACAGTTAATGCAACAAGGTTCATCATCAGCACCAGTAGCAACACCTTTGCAGGGGCTAGGAAGATTAAGTTCTGCATTAGTCGGTGCTTATCTACAAAAAGGTGCAATAGATCGGCAGGTTGCTAGGGAAGGTGAGTACAAAGATAAATTAACAAGTGCGTTAGCAGGTATTGACATGAGTGCGATGCCAATAGGTTTTGAAAATTATGCAAAAATTAATCCAGAAGGTGCTATGCAATTAGGTTTAAATTATGGCATACAACAGAAACTAGCAGAAGCAAAAGCACCAGGAGTATTTAAACCTGCAACACCTGAACAAATAAAAGCCTATGGTGGTAATACAGATGTTAGTGGTCTTTATCAAATTAATAGCAAAACTAACGAATTAAAATTTACACCAATAAACAACATTCCTAAAAGTGGGTTTGCACCATTGGTCAGTCAATTAATAAGGATAAATGCTATTCCAGAAAATGAAAGAACTGAAGCTGATAGCTTAATGTTTAAGTTTTATTCAGCACAATTATCAAGAAACAAAAAAATTCAAGTAGTTGATCAAAATACAGGAGATATAGTTTTACAAGAAATACCTGGTATAGATGTAAAAGGCATTTTATCTGGTGAAACAACAAGTAATGTAGAAATAAAAGATGGTAAAGAAAAACCTATAGTTAAATTTGCAAAGTTAAATCAAACTGAATCTAAGTTTGTAGGTCAATTAAAATCTGCACAGGGCGAGTTAGACCAACTTCTAAAGATATTTTTTAAAGATGGTGATTTAGAAAATGGAGAAATCAATACTTCAGTAATTGCAAGTCTTAATATACCAGGTGCATCTTTGTTTAGTGAAGAAGCACAAATAGCTAACAACATTTTAATGAATTTATCAGATTTAAGATTAAGAGATAAAACAGGTGCTACTGCAAATCCTGGTGAGGTCAAATTGTATTATGGTTTAGTTCAACCAAATATAACAGATAAAGCAGGTTTGGTCAGACAGAAAATAAGAAGGTTAGTAAACGAATTAAACAATAATATACAAATTTTCTCTCAAGGAAGAACTATTAAAGGTTTAAAAGAATTAAATATAAACACAAAAGAAAATACAAGTGACGAAGAAGTAGAATTTTAAGAGGTATAAATGGCTAAATCTAAAATTAATGAAAGTGGTGCTAGTGCAGGTTTAAGGTCATTGGTAGCTGATGCACCTAATGATAAGAAAAAATCTGTATTAGAACAATATTTTAGCAAGGTTTTCACAACTGCTGAACTACAAGCCAAAAATCCAAAACTAAAATTAATAGATAAATATGGTGAAGATAATTTCTTTTATGTAGATGAAAGCAATAAACTTAATGTGTTTAATCCACCAGGTTTAGATATGGGAGATATATCAGCAGGTGGTAGAGAAGTAGCTTCATTAGTTGGTGGTGGTGTAGGTGGTATTGTTACATCGCCTGGTCTTATAACAACTCCTGTTGGTGTTGCTTTTGGAAGTGAAATGGGTGGTCAGTTATACGATAATATATTGAACTACGTTATGGGAAGCAAAGAACAAAGAACCTTACCAGAAAATATTATTAGAGCAGGTGAGAATATAGGTATGGAATCTGTAGGTGGTGCTGCTGCTGATAAAATATTTAGGGGTATTAAATCAGGTATAAAAAAAGGTACACAAACTTTAACAAACATAAGACCAGGACAAAGGGCTTCAGACTTTGATAGTATTGGTGTTCAACCAACTTTTTCTACTTTAACAGGTAGTAGGGGTATAGCAGGTATAGAAAATGTATTAGAAGGTAATGTGTTTGCTGCTGATATAATAGGTAAAGCAAGAGATAAACTGACAACAAGTTTAAAAAATGTTTCTAAAAATATAACAAGTAAATTAGGAAAAAAAGAAACTAAAGAAGCAGCAGGAAGTTTAATTAGAGAAACATCAAAAAACTTTTTTGAAAAAATACAAAATAAAAAAAATGATTTATATACAGCAGCATTTGATGCAGCAGGAAATGTAAATGTAGATTTAGGTAATTTAAAAATATTAAAGGCTGAATTAGAAACTCAATTAGCTTCTGCACCTAACACATTTAAAGATATTCTTGCACCATCACTTAAAAGAATAAATGGTTTATTAAAAGATGCTGAAGCTAATGGTGGAGTTATACCATTAAGTATAGCAAGAACTGCTAGAACAGAAATAGGTAAAATTATTGGCCCTGCAACACCTGGTAAAATTAAAATAGAAACAACTGGAGATGGTAAATTAAATGCTATTTATAAATCTTTGTCTGAAGATATTTTTAAAAGTGTTAATGCAGCAAATCCAAATGCAGCAAGATTATTAAAAAAAGCAGATGCTTATACTAATTATGTTTCTAAAAAAACTGGTGGTATAGAAGATACTATTGCTAAAATACAGTCCAAAGGACTTGATAGCACAGTTTATGATTTTGCTTTGCAAGGTGGTAAAGATGGTGGCCAAAGAATAAGAGAGGTTTTTAAAACATTAGGCAGGGCTGAAAGAGATACTATATCTGCTACTGTTTTTTCTAGGTTAGGATTTAGTAAACAAAGTGAAGACGCAGCATGGTCAGCCACAACATTTATGAATAATTGGGATAAATTAGATAAAGGTGCAAAAAACATATTATTTAGATCGCCAAGATTTAAAGAGGTTGCAAAAGAAATAGATAGTTTAGTTAGAATTACTAGGGTTGTAGATGAAAGACGATTGTTAGACAATCCATCTGGTACTGCTAAAGTTAATACAGCTAGAGCAAGTTTAAGGAATCTAGTTTTATCAGGTGGTTTAGCTTTTTATAATCCAACAGCAGGTGGTGTTGCATTTGCTAGTTCACTTTTAGCACCAAGATATGCAGCAAAACTTATGACTAGCCCTAAATTTTTAAGATGGCTTAAATCAACAGCACAGGTTTCTAATCAAGGTGCAAATCCATTAGCAATACAAATTGGAAAACTTGCAGTACTACCAGGTAAAGATGGTGAACTAGCAGAAGCTATAAATGCTTTTGCAGGTAATCTTTCAGAGAATCTATCACTACCGACAGTCAATATAGAATGAACCAGAAAAGACTACAAGTAGATTCCATGTATGCACATTTGGATGCCGATGGTGATGGAGTTGTTTCTGACCAAGAATTTGAGATGAAACAGAAGCTAGTGCTGCTAGAGAATGAAGATAAGAAACAAGATCAACAAAGATACCTAGTGTGGTTTTCTGCTCTATCAGTAACAGTCTTTATAGTTGTTCTTATGACACCACTAATACCAATGGAACGTATAGATCACTTGTCAGGCATAGCTGAAATATGGGTGCTTAGTAACATGGGTGTTATTGGTTCATTTATTGGTTTTAATCAGATAGCAAAGAAGAAGGAGACTAAGTAATGGAAAGCATGGTCTTAGATGCCTGGAATGATCTTAGCTACATAGAAGGTGCTTTGTTTACCTTTTGGTTGTTTATTCTGTATTACGGCAAGGTCTGGATAGATAGCCGATTCAAAGGGAAGGAATGTAAATGCTCACAGCGTTAATAGGGCCTGTATCTAATCTTTTAGGTAAGTTTATAGAAGATAAAGATATGAAGAATAAGTTAGCACATGAAGTTGCTACTATGGCTGAAAGTCATGCACAAGAACTAGCTAAAGGCCAAATAGAAATAAATAAAGCTGAAGCCACACACAAATCTATATTCGTTGCAGGTTGGAGACCTTTTATTGGTTGGACTTGTGGCATAGCTTTATGTTGGCATTTTGTATTAGCACCAGTAACTATGTTTGTTTGTGCTTACCTTGCTGTAGAGATACCAGAACTGCCTACATTTGACATGGGATCACTAATGACAGTCTTGATGGGTATGCTCGGTCTAGGAACACTTAGGACATATGAAAAGCAAAAAGGACTGACAAAATGAACAGCATTTACCTAAAATTATATGACTTCTTCCATGCCATAGCTAACTACTTTTGGCACAAGTACATAAATTCATTAAAGACAGGAAAGAGCAAACAAAAATGAATATTGAGCAGCTACGCAAAGAATTAGAATTAGATGAGGGTTGCAAGTACGAGATATATTTGGATCATTTAGGCTATAAGACTTTTGGAATTGGCCACTTATGTAAAGCTACTGACCCAGAAAATGATATGGAAGTTGGCACAGAAGTATCAGAAGAAAGAGTTAAAGACTGTTTTAATAAAGACATTGAATTAGTCATAAGTGACTGTGAATTACTTTATGATGACTTTGATTATTTACCAGAAGAAGCAAAATTAATCATTAGCAATATGATGTTTAATATCGGATTTCCAAAAATGAAAAAATTTGTAGGCATGAAAGCAGGTGTCGATGCAAGGGATTGGAATAAGGCAGCCGATGAAATGATTGACTCTAATTGGTATAAACAAGTGCCAAACAGAGCAGGTAGGCTTGTAAAACGCATGAGAGCCTTGCATGGCTCAATCTAGGAAAAAGAAACCTGTAAATCTGTCTGTTGGTAGGGGCGAAAAGCTATCAGTAAAAGCAGGTGGTGGTCTTACAGCTAAAGGTAGAGCCAAATATAATAAAGCCACAGGCAGTAAATTAAAAGCACCAGTAACAGGTAAAGTTAAA